CACTAATAACATCCTCATTCCAACTTGCATCAAGATTTGTTGTACTGGTAGAGCTACGTTTGCCCCTCAACAATTCAATCTCATAATGAAATTGATTGGTGGTCGCCCCAGAATCCGCAAATTTCTCCCTCAATGCTGATAAAAAACAACTCTCTGGCTCATGAACTAGTCCACGGACTACTGAACCAATGAATTGCATTGCCCTATCATGAATAGGCATCAACCTAAAATCAGCTACTGAAACACCTAAATGTTTAGCTTGCAAATCTTCATCAATTGATCCTAGACCCCTAAAGATACAACCCATATTCAGCGTTGGTACCCAAACTCCAACACTGCTCATAATAGGACTAAATTTCAAGAATTGTATCTTTTCAAACACTGGATCTCCACCAATGCACCAATCTTCTACAGTAACCTTATGCCCAGCTAACTTGGCACCTTCGATTATTGCATCGCTTGGATTTTCAAAGTTGCGAAAACTCATTGCTGACAATATAGCAATCATGTAAGAGGCAACATGATTGATTGGAGTCGTCACAACTGTGCCACTTCCTTCGAAACAGGAATCAAATATAATGGTAATTGACTCATCTGGGTTATCTGGATTCCTAGCAGTGATGGGTTTCATACACTGCTCCAGTAAACCTTGAGCACGAGTCTCGTGAAAACAAGCAAACATAGTTCCAACTATTGCAAACATTAACTCCATATTACTAGAGTCACATGATGAAATGTCTACATTGAAACCAAATTTCTTACCCTTATAACATCCTGCATAACAAGAATCATCAGAATAAATGACTACACACAAATGGTTATCGATATTGGTGGCATTTATTAAAGCCAAAAATAATTCACTCATAGAATTTTCTTTTGGTTTACTCATTATATAAATATGCACACTCATATCATTAACTAATTCTCCCTTATTAAAAAAGAATGGAGTCGACAAAGCTACCTTAAGGTACTCTGGTAATTCGTTAGCATACATACAACCTTTGTCATAAGTAACATAAAGTCTGGGAACCTTCCCAAACTTAGCCAACTCTTTCTTAACCAGAGCATTTAAGCGCTCAACCATTACATCGCGATCACAATGCCAAAGCATTGAAGCTACGTAACACCTACGAAGAGCACGTTTTATATGCTCAATTTCGGCAAAAGTCAATCTCCCAACATCTGTGTCTAGATACTCCAACAACTGACAAAACCCATGATAATATTTCCAATGTGGTCCCCATTCGCCAAGTTCAACCACATTTCTAACATATTCACGAGACGGCCTAGCCATTAGTTCATTCATTCCTTTAATTAAACTAGTAGTGAACTCACCATGTGTATAGCCACGCATATAAGTATCATGGTGATGGATATCATTGCCTGAACGCATTGTCCATACATTCTCATTAGATATTTTATCCACCCTACTTCCATGACACAATCTTCCAATTGAGTAACCATTAGCTACTTCTTTATTATTATATCTTAAGTCACCTAAATCTGGACCAGATGGCCTTGGTACATCAACATAACGTGGTTTACCAAAACCAACTTCCTGAACTATTTTCCAAGCTGGAAACGACACTTGCATTGTGTCCAAAATTCTAGGATTAATATAGTCCATACAAAGTAACTTAAACAATAAAGAAGCCTGATTTTCTTTATACTCAACTTCATTATCGCGTGCTCCAACAAGGCGTTTTAACCCTTTACATTGATTATTTGCTGTGACATCATACAACAAAAAATTTTCAGTACCCCCGAATTGCATAAACACTGTCCTTGAGTAACGAGGAACATCATCAACTGGCTTCTGTGTGTGAAATCTAGGATAAACACGCGCCAATGGGTTAAAATCAGCTCCACGCTTACGAACGTAAAAATTGGGTTTAAATTCATATTCATCTGGCACTTCACATTCAACTCCCAGTTCTTTATACTGGTTATCAAAGTCATGGCTAATATTAAGATGATGACACATACGAACTATGCCAGGATCAGCTTTTGAAACTGAACCAAGCCCCAAAGCACGAATTGTTTGCGTACTTTCAACTAAAGTAGACCTATACAAAACTTCGTTGTACTTCCAATATTCAATTGTCTGCATTATTATAGCATTGCTTAAACCACGATTCTTATAACGCTTTGTAACAAGCGCTACAGCAGCTCTAAGCCTTGCAGCATCCAATCTACCCGAAGTTGGAAATTCAACAGCTAAATCACGGATGGCAGGTAGGAAATATATACCTTTAACAGCACATACATAATTATCCATGTAAGAGAAAGATTGAGTTTCAAAGTCAAGGAAAGCAAATGTGGGCCTAACCTCGCGCTTTCCATACTCCATTACTTTGATGTCTTCATCACCCATGGGATTATAGTACCACCCAACATCACCAGGTCTAGCTATCACTCCAGCCAACGTTGGTTCGATTAAACCAATAACGCCAAACTGATTCACATAATCCTTGTTTTTCAAAACAAACACTTGATCACCATCCCAAGCAAAACCAGTAGCATTTCTAAACATCACTCTTTCATGAGTGTGATCTCCTACTTTGATCTCAACTTGTTTTTCTGGATCTTTTAATTCATTCTGAGCTGCAAGAACTGAATAATAGTTCTGATCTTCAGCGCTTGGCCCATAACCAACACTGCGAACTTTTGCATCAGGATTT